CAACTGATTCCAAAACTGATGTTGATATTCTGTGAAGATGCGTGTTTGGAAAATATTCGATATCAAATGTTGATGGTGGGATCATAGTTCTCCCCGCCAAATTATCCCCTTCGACTTCTGGCATTGCATGAAATCTAAATGCTGTAACAATTTCTTCAATAGTTTCTGCTTCTTTTGCATTGTTTGGTAGCATTTTAAACGAAAAAGAAAAGCTTCTTCTACCAATCCCCTCAAAAGACATCTCTGTTCTATTGTTTACAACTTTCCCTGTTGCAATCTCTGCTGCCGCTTTAGCGCCTGGAGCAACGGTAGCATCAGCAGCAGATAACAGCGCTTGGCCGAATGCCGTGCCTGCTTCACTCGCTGCCTCAGCACCTATTTTTTTAACCATATCTCCAACAGATGCATCCGATGACATAGTTCCTATAGAACTCATAGCAAAGGCTGTCAATGCACCAATCTCTGGTTCTCCATAATTTGCCGTGTGGTTTAAAGATAACTGAGCTGGCATATACAATGCAATTGCTTGTGAAAGTCTTTTGGTTGGCGCTCTTTTAATAGATAGAGTTGTTGCTTCTTTATTTGTACTGCCTGGTAATGTTGAACCATCAGGTCTATATGTGCTTTCATACCGTTGTCCAAAATTAACTTTTGCAGTTGAATTAGCTTGCATATTGATAAAGAACATAACATAATGGTCATGCCGTTTCAGAGTTCCTAAAGAATCTGGATAAGTTAAAAAGTTGGGCCCGACCCTTCCACTATTCTTTCTATTAATTGTTGTTCGTAATGCCATATAAATAATCCTATAACCTTATGAAAGTATTTATACGGATTGTAATGGCATTCAAACCACATAAGGGAAGATATGTTCCCAATAAACCACAGAAATATAGAGGCGACTACAACAACATTGTATATCGTAGTTCTTGGGAGCGTAGGTTTATGTTGTATTGCGACAGAAGTGATGCTATTATTGAGTGGGGTAGTGAAGAGATAATCATACCATATCGTTCTCCACTGGATGGTAAAGTGCATAGATATTTTCCAGATTTCTACATCAAAGTAAAACAGTCAGACGGCGCAATCAAAAAGATGCTGATTGAAGTCAAACCAAAATCACAATGTGGCCCGCCAACCATACCCCAACGCAAGACTAAAAGGTTTCTCAATGAAGTTCGTACATGGGGTGTGAACAAAGCAAAATGGGAAGCTGCAATAGAGTGGTGTAAAGATAGAAACATGGAATTCAAAATTCTCACTGAGGATCATGTAGGTTAGTCGTATAAATAGAAGTATGACGTACTTTGATGACTTATTAGAAAAAACAGGCGGTAATGAACGCTCGGTTGCTTGGTTTAGAAAACAAATCAGGGAAATGGGCGTACCCCCATCTCAGCAACTTATTAGAGAGGGATTGATTAGTCAGCGCCCACAATTTGGACGTATGAATTTTTTCCTTTATGATCCAAAAGGTAAAAACGAACTACCATATTATGATAGATTTCCATTAGTATTGCCTATTGGTGAGTCAGAATCAACTGGATTTGTTGGATTGAATTTTCATTATCTATCAATACCTATGAGATTAAAACTATTAAATATTGTTGCTGAATATTCAACAGATAGCAGAATGGACGAAAATACAAGAATTAGACTAACGTGGAATCGTATCAAACGTAATCCACTCGTTAAACCAACCGTAAAAAGGTATCTTGCAAGTCATGTACAATCTAGATTTCGTGCGATTACAGCAGAAGAGATGATGGCGGCAGTACTATTACCAGTGCAAAGATTTGTTCCGAAAGGCATTGAAAATAGAGTTTATGCAGATTCAAGAAGAATGTCAAAAGAGCCTAGGAGACTATAATGCCAACCTTAGATGAATTTCAAGCAAATTTTAACAGATACAGTGGGCCTGCATTTCTTAATAGATTTGATTGTTTAATAATTTCACCCTTTGAAGCAAACCCTGATTTTAGTATAGATAGATTTGTTTCTTATAGAGTTGTTTCACTAACATTTCCAGGCAAAAATATTAGAACTGTTACAAATGAAACTGTATACGGCCCAACCTACGAGCTCGCACAGGGGTTGACTTATGCAGAGTCCGTATCTATGACTTTTCATTTGTCAGCAGAACATAGAGAACGTCAATATTTTTTGAATTGGATAGATTTTATTTACAAACCAGATACATATAATTTAGAATATTACGATAACTATAATAGATCAATTGAATTATATCAATTAAATAAAAGTGACAAAAGAATATCTGGAATGAAACTTTTGAATTGTTATCCTAAAACGATAGGGCCTGTTGAATATGCACAAGACGCCGGTGAAGTTGCAACTCTTTCTATTGAGTTTGCATTTAAAGAACACTACCTATTGGATGCACAAGGCAATGAACTTAGTCGTGCAGATATTCCCCAAGTAAACAATTTAGATAGAGCTAATTCTAGAAGAAGAAGTCCATTATCACCATTTGGTGCTTTGGATTATGATTTTTAATAATGCACAATAGGAGAAAATATTATGGCATTACCAAAACTGGCGACAGCCAAGTATGAGTTGACACTTCCTTCAACTGGAGAAAAGATTCAATATAGACCTTTTCTTGTAAAGGAAGAAAAAGTATTAATGATAGCACAATCTACTGGTGGCCAAGAAGAAATTCTTATGGCAGTAGAAACAATTATTGACGATTGTACTTTTAACAAATTAGATGTTAAATCTCTTCCAATGTTTGATTTAGAATATATTTTTATTCAATTGAGATCAAAGTCGGTTGGGGCACAAGTAGAGGTAAATATAACTTGTCCAGACGATGGAAAAACTAAAGTTCCAGTAAAAATTAACTTAGAAGATATTAAGTGTGTTACAGAAGTTGGACATAACAACAATATAAAACTTACCGAAAATATTGGAGTTATCCTACAATATCCTAGAGTAACTAGCTTAAAAATAATCGTAGAAGACGATTCACAAACAGCGTTTAATGTGATTAAAGACTGTGTAAAACAAATTTATGACCAAGAAAATGTATACGAAAAAACTGACATGGATGACAAAGAGTTGGATGAGTTCTTAGATTCTATGTCACACGATCAGTTTTTATTGATGCAGAACTTTTTTGATACTATGCCTAAAGTGAAACATAGTGTTAAGGTTAAAAACCCTAATACTGAAGTTGAAAGTGAAGTTGTATTAGAAGGACTATCCTCTTTTTTCTAATAGCCCTCTCTCATAACAACCTAGAAAACTATTTTAGGTTAAACTTTGGGTTGATGCAACATCACAAATACTCTTTGACTGAGATTGAAAATATGTTGCCATGGGAGAGGGAGATATATGTATCTCTTCTGGTACAACATATTGAAGATGAAAATATGAAAGCTCGTCATGCCATGCAAAAAGGTTAATAAATATAGCATACGGAGAGAACTATGACAGAGAAAAAAACAGTAACCGTAGATGAAGAGGTTGCGAAAAAAGATACTAACGGTGATGGACACATTTCTTTAGAAGAACTGGAGATGGATTTGGAATTTAAAAGAAAAGCGCTTGAAGATGCAGATGCTCGTAGAGATGCTATGCGTCAGATGGCTTGGTTTGCGTTATTTGGTATGTTGTTATATCCATTTGCAGTGGTTATTGCAAATTGGATTGGACTTGAAAACGCTGCAAAGATACTAGGTGATATGGCCGCAACATATTTTGTTTCTGTTGCTGCAATTGTCGCTGCATTCTTTGCTGGCAATGCTTACGCAGATAAAAAGAAGTAGGATACAAATAAATGGCAGATACTATTAGTGTTAGTCTTTCTAAAGTTTCAGACGAACTAAAATCAACCAATCTTCAATACAGTAAAGCAACAGAACAATATCGCTCTGCGCTTGCGGCACAATCTATAACATCTGGTGCATTGAAAGGTGTTGGTGGAGCTATTAAAGAAAATCTTATATCTTCAGCATCAGGATTTAGTTCTTTTATTGACCAACTAGAACAAATGCCAGTATTTGGCGCAATATCAAAAATCGGCAAAACCCTTGGCGGGAAAATGTTTTCTGCATTGCGACAAAGAAAAGAGGATGCTAATCTTGCAAAAAGACTAGGTATTACTAAACAAGAAGTTGTAATGAGGCGTAAGGAACAGGAGTTTCTAAGAAGCCAAAAGGAGGCGAATGAGACTCTTCTTAATGCTGCAGAATTACTTGGATATACTCCAGAGCAGTTTGAAAAACTTACTGGTGCTAAAGAAACGCAGGAGCTTAGCGCTGCTGAGGTTGAGAAATCAAGAGAAGATAGACGGGCAAACGAAAGACTAGTATCTGCTGTTGAGGGTGTTGGTGATGGTATTAACAATCTTGAACTTGAAGAAGATGGTGAATCTAAAGGATTTCTTGGTGGAATTTTAGATGGAATTAAAGGATTTATTCCAGCAATAAGCGCTGCTCTAGTTTCACTGGGAACAACCCTTTTGGGTGG